AGCTTACATCATCAACTACTATCAAGTCGGCTCTGCACTTTTGATTATTCGGGTGCAAGAGCTTAGCCATGAGATGAGCTAGGTCATCAATCGAGTGGATACCATCAACAGATCGATACTTTGCAGAATCAGAACCACCTGGTTCGACCCATACAACTCGAAGCCCCTTAGCATGAGCTCGCTCACAAACCTTTTTAAGGATTGTAGTTTTACCACTACCCGTTGCACCAACGAGTAGACTCATACCCCCACGGGGAAAACCTCGACACTCGCTGTCTCCGGCGATCATATTATCGAGAGCTGGAAAACCCGTAGGTACGAAAGGCATTACAAGCTCGACTTTACTCTCTCAATAACTTCACCCCATGAGTGAACTCTCAAGTGATTGTACCCAAAGTCCCTCGTAGCCCTGGTGTCCCACAGCATGGGTTGCATGCAAGGATTACCCTCAGCCCAGCTTAAAACATTGTCAAGGTTGTCGTCCAAGAACCACTTGCCCGCTACCGCATACTTTGAACTTGCAAAGTATACGTCTCCCTTCGGCATTCCGAACTCTTTCTCAAGCCAAGCATACCTCTCATCAAACCACCCACTATGAAACGGCCAAGTCACCGCAAGTACCTTGACCAGTCCCTGCAGCTCACGGATTGCTTCCTTGGCCCCTGGTAACACTTTGAGTGAAGAGCAGAAACCAGGAGTGCTTGTGATCTGAAAAGCACGCGCCTTTTGGTCTTCGTTCAACACACAGAAGTAATCCCAAGTCGTGAAATCATCAGGGGTGAGCTCCTTGCCAGATACCTCGTTGATGATGCTTAGAACCTGTGGCCTAAGATCAGCCAGAACGTCATCCACATCAACAAGGAATCTTCGATTCGCTAGGGGTACCGATGGCATTCCACTCTTACACCGTGGAATCAATCCTTGTCACGTGCTTCGGCAATATTTTGCAGCACTCTCGAGTAGCGGTCGGTATCCGTTTTCCATCCGTCAATTCGATGGTCGAGGGCAGCCTTGACTTGATCCTGTTCTCCCAAGGAGCGGGCACGCTGATACATCGCTCGGAAGCCGTTACCCTCTTCCTTGGTTAGGAGTCCGGATAACTCATAGGCCGATACAGCAGCAACGTAGCTATTCTTCCGTTTCCGAAGGAGACTGCTCACTACCGGAGGGTAACGTAAGTCCGTAGAGCGGTCTACCCCCAAAAGTCATAGTAAGATCCTGAGGGGATAGTTGAGCCACCTCATCCAACCGATGATACTCGAGTACTCTGACTTCCAAGCATTCGAGTTCCCTCAGGAATTCTGGTAAGTCATCAATAACCTTATTGAAAACATCTACACCTTCCCCAATGACCAGGGAGCGCGAGTGGATGAGCACTTCATCTTTAGACCGAACCTTGAAGGAGTAGAAAGGCATCAGACTACCTCAACACTAACTCCGGAGGAGAAGTCTCCAGTGATTGGTACTATGTCAACGAAATCCCAGCAGACATGCAAAGTTACCTCTGCAGCTGATTCGATAGTCCAGCGGTCATGAACCTCTCGATTGTTGGTTCCGATCTTCTCCTCGTCAAGCTCCAAGTACCCTGCTTGCCGATACATGTGCAGGGCTAAGTTGGGCGGCCCAGGGGCAGCAAACACTCGGCAACCCCTATCCAACAAGGCCCGAGCTAGGTTGGGCTCACAGAACCACATCCCACCTGATCCATGATCTTCTAGAGCCTCATCCAATCCAGCCACTGGCCATTCCAGCTCTCGTGAGGTGGCTTCCTTCAACAAGGTGCTAACTATCGATCTCTTCCAAGACGAGGTCACAGCAGCCAACGTGGCGGTCAGGGGGTCATACTTTGGGTTGACCGTGAGCTGATCCTGAATCTTTCTTCGGACCCTACTCCACAGGATGATCTTGAATGGGGTGGTTGGCTCTGGAAGGCTACCACCCACCGGAAAATAATCCAACAGGGCGAAGTAACGAGAACCCGAATCTGACTTCTTGAAGGCCTCCCCAACTAAATCTTGAACATCTTGAGCGATGCCCCGCCGCCCGTCTCTAGATAAGATTCTGGTCCTCCGGTCGCCATCCTCTCGTTGCAACTCTGTCTGGTTCAGTCGAGCTAGGGCTTGAGAACGCACGATTCTCTCTCTATCATTCTCGAAGGACCAATAACTCAGGAAGGCCTCTATGTCAGGCCTTACCATCACACCACGTTCGACGGTGTTCCCAGTCTCTCGCAGAACCGGTGCGGCCTCGTACAGACTATCCTCAGAAATCTTGGCTATTGCTTTACCAGTATCACTGGATACCAGAAGGATACCATCGCCAATCTGTTCGAACTCATCAGATAAGTACTCAACAACATCCTGAATCTCATCATGTGGGTAGACCTCGTGCAACAGCCCAAGGAGTCGTTGGCGGTCGACCCGAACAGGCTCGCCAAAGTCACGCTCCGATTGAGCGTCTAGAAATACCTGACGAACCTGGTCATTCTGGGGTAGTACCAGACGGATTGATCTCAGTAAGTTTGGGTCAGGGTTGGCAGAGCTGACAACCTCAACGTCGAGACTTGCTGAGTCTGATACTACCAGATTGGGCATGCACGCTACTACACCACCTTAGTCCCATTGGTCATCTTGAAGCCAGTCCGACGTCGCTTGGGAGCCGCCAACTTGGCTCTAACCCCATCATCGGACTCCGGGTTGTAACCAACCCACTCAACCAACTCATTGATCTCGTCCTTCATGGTAGAAGTGATCCTAGACTTGGTCTTGAGTTCATGATGAAGAATGTCCTCATCCAGACTGGACTTCTTGGCATTGTAACTTGAAGTCATGGCTGATTCGACACACTGTTCAACCTCGCGCCCTACCAACCCACTTGCAGCTTTTGCTAATTCACCTAGCTGGAATGAGGAGATGTCCTGAGCGAATTCTGTTGCGTGAATAGTGAGAATATCGACGATTGACGTCTCATCCGGCACGTCGAAGAAGAACCGATCAGGTAAACGATTGACAATCTCAGGCGGTAGGTTCTTGAGTGAGTTTGCGGTCAGAATCATACTCACCGGAGACTCCATTTCTTGAGCCCAGGTTGAGAGAATGCCCAACATACGACTTGTTGTACCGGCATCAGACTGAGCTGATGAAGCACCACCCGCTAGAGACTTCTCAGCCTCATCGACCCAGACCGCACAAGGGGCAACCGTCTCAATGATCCGTAGAGCTTGAATGAGGTTGTTCTCGGACCGACCTACTGCTGGGTTGCGGAGCCTACCCAACTCTAATTGAACGAGGGGCAGCTCCCACTCAGTAGCAAGCGCTTTGGCACTAAGAGACTTGCCGCACCCGTAAACCCCCATGAGCAAGACACCACGGGGAACCCGTAGCCCAAATTTACGACCCTCTGGAGTCCAACAGGACTTGGTTGCCAGGGCCCACTCCTTGAAACGCTCAACACCACCAACAGACTTGAAGGTGAATCGCTTGGTGTTGATGATCTGAACCAAGTCCGTCTTACGTATTTGCTTGCGCCGATACTCGGACACGAAGTTAGGGTCAATGACCTTCTCACCCCGCGGGTCCTCCATCGCCGAAACCATGGCTTGGGTGACCACTTGATCCACTTCGTAACTCGTGAACCCTCGAAACATACTGACATAGTCAGCGGGAGGCTCAATCTTGAAGTTGGCGCAGCTATCAGTGACCACCTTGTGTAAGTCTTCTTGACCTAACCCATGGAGCTCGACTACTTCAACATAGCGGGACAGCTTCTGGGGGATGAAACGAGAGCTTCCAATGAAGATGAGGCACTTGACAATCTGAGGGTCTTGATGCAGCTGATGGATGATGTTGAGCACCCGACGAACCGCGAGCTCATCATCGAGAATAATATCCGGATCAGTGAACAGGTAGAAGTGCTCAAACTCCCTTGGGTCGTCTTGATAGACCTTCTGAAGAGCTGAGTGAAAGTCCTGCTGCTCCCCGCGTGAATGCCGTCTCTCCAACCAGTCACTTATGAGGTCATCAATCTTCAGCATACCGAAAGCACGGTTGAAGACAAATGTCCTCTCTGCATACTTTGGCATTTGCTTACGGAACTCTTGGATGAAAGAGTCCTCCTCGTCGGTTACAACGTATATAACCCTGGTGAGAGCTCGCAGGTGGTGAACTAACTCTGAGCTAAAAGGCATTCCAATACTCCCAATGAATGAGAATGGGATACTACACCTAAGAAACACGAAAGCCCACAACTTTTTTCAAGTGTTGTGGGCCTTTCGTGGTTAAGGTCCCAAGGGGTCTAGGAGGTCAGGCTTCCTTGGAACAACAGAGAACGACAACCTTCTGATTGCCCTTCATTCGCGTGAACTGACTGGTGACCGACGTCCCGACCTTGAAGTGCATTTCCAAACGCTCCTCGACGGAGTACATCTGACGCAGTGAGCCGATGGTGTCGTTCGTAGCTGAAGCGTTATGGTCGGTGTCTGCCCCGGTAACCGTGCCAGTCCGAGTATCAATCACGGTGTCCCGATAGGCGCCGGATTGAAGAGTTAGTGTTGCCCCACTCTCACGAAAGGCAACGTTGTTCCTGGCCAACGCCCTCTTGGCGATGTCCATGTTCTTGATTGAGGTTTCGAACCTTGCTCGATGTGACATAGAAACTAACCCTTTCGAAGGTTATGATGAAAGCCTAGTGTTTAGTTGTTCTCAAAGGTAGAAAAATCAGGAGTGAGTCTCGTGGACTTCATCTCGGAACTCAGAGGACAGCTTGGTATCCTCCACCATGTTGCCCATTGAGGCATACTGCTGGACAATCCCGTCACACTTTTGACTGGCGACACCCTTGATGTGACCCGTCTCGACATGACCGTCCGGGTATACTTCTTCTTCCCATGTAGCCTGCGCCATTTGATTACTCCTACTTCGATACACCGGAACCAGATCCAAATCGGACAGTGGCCCCGGCATTGACAATTACTTCAGAAGGCGTACTTTGCTCTGGTGCCCCCCAAGAGTCAATAGTTTTCTTGGGCATACTCGTAGCGTGAGATGGGCTCGGAGCCCCAGGTAAGTATTGCTCGTTACTCACAGGAGTATTCATTAGCAAAGTGTCTCTGGAAATGGAAGCGCTAGTGCTAGTTGGCTGGAAATACACCGGAGACGGCTCGGCGTTCGTGGGTACCTCTTCTGTGACTGGCTCTTCTAGTAGCTCTGGTACAAATTCCATTTGTGGCTCAGGAGCACTATCATCACCCCATCCTCGCACAACTAAAGATTCTTGAGTTTGAGAAAATTCCTTCTGCGAGATACTCTCAAAACGTGGGTCATCCTGGCCCATCCTGGGTACATTCAAAAATAGACGATCCTGCCAAGTAGCTACCCTTTGGTCGAATTTGGTTGACCCATGAGTGCTTCGAGTGCATTCGGGTTGGAGACATCTCGCGCAGTAGGCTGCACTGAAGGCTTCGAAAGGAAGTGGCTCCTTGACCTGACTTACGACTTGAGGGTGGCACTCTTTGAGAAAGTCTCGTCTACTGGACACTGGCGGCTCCAAGATTCAATCGGTCTATCTCTCTCCCGAAAAGGACTGGGTCCACTGAGATTTTCATCTCTGGGCCGATTAAAACCTCTCCGGACTCAGTATCAATGAGGAGCAAGATCTTGCCCCGGGGATCGTAGCATTGCTGGCAAAGACCAGCCACCTCTCGGATCGACCTTCGGGTCAAGTTCAGGCTCTTCAGACCAACAAGGAAGTTCTCGTTTCCCTTCCCATTGGTCGGCGGTACTGACTTGCCATTAGTCGGCGGTGAACTCGGGCGGGAATCAACTGGCTTTGATTCCTTCTTGGGTTCTGGTTTGGCTTCTACTTTTGGCTCTTCTTTAGGAGCTACTACCTTAGGCAGTTCCACTGGTGGCGTGGGCGGGTTGCCTGCATGAGGGCTGCCACATGGGTCATCCGGCTTCGTACCACCCTTCATGTAGTCTGGTACGAGAATACCCTTAAGCCAAGGGGGAGGGTTCTGGTAGTAGCGGTCCCCAACTTTGGTATAAGTATCAGGGGATTCTTTCCCAGGCTTAGAATACCCGTGCATGATCTTGTGGTAATCGTACTTCGGGTCCCAGTGGGCATCGATCAGAGGTTCGACCTCCAACTGAACCTTCCACTTTTTCATCCTACCTGGCTCAGTCATGATGCGCTCTATGACGGGCATAACCTCCATGAGCATCTCATGTTTGACCTCAAACACGATTTCATCGTGCACAGTTAGCATGAAGCGGGCTTTAGGATCTTCTCCTTGAATCCACCCCTGCTTAGCGAACTCCTTGTAGAGCATCACCATGGACATCTTCATGATGTCCGCACCACTACCTTGAATTGGATAGTTCAAAGAATAGCGCTCGCACGCAGCAACCACTGCCTTATCAGGTGAATCTACATCGGGTACAGCCATCCATCGACCGAAGGCTGTGTAAACACCCTTGTCCCGCCTGACTAGGGCCTTCTGCTTCTTAACCCACTCAGAAAATACAGGCATGGCCTTGTCGAAGTTCTGCTTCCTTCGAGCTGCCTCTTGCTGGCTACACTTGGTTGCTCGCATGATGGCCATTGTCCCGCCACCATACACGAGAGAGAAGTTAGCCATCTTGCCTTGTTGGCGCTGCTGCTTCGTGATCTCGTTGCCAAAGAAAGCCTTGGCCGTAATAGTGTGCAAGTCCCCAGATCCCTCATTGAACTCCTTGATCCAAACTGGCTCTCCGGAGAGGTTAGTTACAATACGCAACTCCTCACCAGCAAAGTCCACCTTGACCATGGTGTAGCCCTTTCGAGCTACGAAGGCCTTGCGTAGCGCCGTCGCTACCTTGGGCTTCTTCTCATCATAAGTCGATGGGATACCGTGGATAGGAATGCCACCATACCCATGAGCAGGATCTCCAGAAGGGGCCGTGAAGCGCCCAGTAGGTGCACCAGTCTGTTTGAATTGGTATCTTAACTCAGAGTTCTCGTCACAGTTATTCAGCATGCCAGTGAGGTAGGTACCAATCACCTTCTCGACCTGACGGAACTTCACAATAGTGATGAGAATCGGGTTGATGTCCGGGTGGTTCTCTACTAATTTCTCGAGGGTATCAGCATCGGTCTTGTACTGATTACGAAGCTCGTCCTTGGTCTTCTCGGGCTTGGGATCGATGTTGAGTCCGTTGGGGCTGGCGAACAAGAACTCACTAAGTTGTTGCGTTGACTGTGGGTCGAAGTTAGAGAAGCCCTTCTGCTCCGCGAGAGCAACAATCTGCTTGCGGTACCCATCAGCCTCCTCCCTAGCATCGGAGAACAGCTTGCGTACATACTCGTGGTCAATCTTGATACGATTGCGCTCCATCCACCTGAGGACCTGGACGACTTGCTTCTCAATCCGGTAGATCCCTGCGTACCTCTTGTCCTTAATGGCAGACTGAATACGTGGGTGATCACAATGAAGATAGGTGCAGATGGCGTCTGCGCAAGCGTAGTATCGAACCTCATCCGGACTGAGAGACCCAAACTCAATAGGCCGCCCCCGTCGGAACAAGTCCTTCAGCTCAATCATCTCATAGTTGATGTAAGTTCCTGTTGGGGACTCCTCAACGAGCTCATGCTTTGAGTTCTTTGGGTCAGGCTTGATATGCGCGGTAATAAAGTCTGCCCCACGCTTGACCTTGAGTTCCTTTTTGCTCTTGTCCTTGAGGCTGAGGTTCTTGTCATTCGTGTAGATGCAGTAGTAAACGAGCATCCCGTCTTCGAATGACTCCGGATGCCAGAAGTCAATTCCAGTGACAGGAAGCAAGAACTCCTGGTCAAACTTGGCATGCCAAAAGAAGAGCTTGACCTTGGATGGCTCGATTATTGGACTAGCCAGAGGGTCAATGACTTTTCCCTCTGGTTTGATTACCGGTTGCGATGCCAGACACAACTTCTTGATGAGCTTTCCAACCGAAACAAGGTCCAAGTTGGACTTTGCACCATCTTCAGTGTGGCGAACTGGAACATAATATCCAGTATAACCGTCAGGACTCAAACAATATCCTACGATCTTGTGAACCGTTTGCATAACAAGAGCCGGACGAGGGCCATCCCAGTACTCTTCAAATGGACCTCGAATGGTGTCAGGATTCCTATTGTAGATCCTGTTGTCCAACCCTTGGGTTTCAAGGTCTAGAGAACATTTACCGGTCTTGTATGCCTGTTCTATGACACCTTCAAGTTGCTCGAGGCTATCGACAATCACGAACTCGTGGTAATGCATCCACGCCTTGAAGATATCAGTGAGCTGAGGCTCAACCGATGTCCCCATACTATCCATGATCGCTTCGGGGTCCAAGAGATCCTCACCCCCTGAGTCATCCTCGCTAAAGAACGACCTTACGGGTAAGGTCGCTGGTGGGGGTACACTTGCACTTGGTACCTCAGGTGGAGTGTCATCGCCTGCCTCATCAAGGAACGCCTTCGTGGGTTCCTTAGGGGACCCCTTTGAGTTGGACTCAACGTTAGCTAGTACCTCTTCAAAATCCAAATCATCAAGATCAATGTCAGCCATAATCCCTATTGACCCTCCACGACTTCAGGGTGGACGACCACAACTAGATACACCCCCTCGCGCCACATCCGGACGAGGTCTCCGGCTAATCTTCTTGCCTCAAGATCTTCAATCCCTGCAGGCTCAAAGCACGAAGGCATTTTCTTGTACAGTGGGACACACTCTTTCTTACGATAGAACGGACAGAGCACTCTTCTATCGCAAAGTGAGTTGGGGAGTTTCCGTAAAGCACCCTCAGGAGGGATACCGAGCACCTTGATGAAGGGTCGAGTAAGACCCTTGAGAGCGTAGTCCATCATCTCTTGAGAAACGACAGTCAGCAACTTGGTGATCGCCTCACCTTGCAAAGGCCTCCACTCCTCCTCCCACACTTTACCGTACTGGTAAATCAGGTAGAGCTCCAAGTCTCCCATCTCATGAGTCTTGAGACTAAGCTGCCGAGGCACGTACCTTCTCGCTTATCTTATCAAGTACTTTTCGGATTACTGCCTTAGAGTCCGCGAGACTGATGAGTTTCTTCTCGATCCGGTAGTGCAGTCGATCCAAGCATTGGCCTACCAACATGAAACCACCCATACTGAAACTGGACTTCGAGTCCCGCAGACGTCGCTCACAAACTCTTAACAAGTCCAACACATCGACCTCCTCTTCAGACGGGCCTCTGATAGACTCGTAGGCCTCGTGATTCCGGGTAGGAGGCTCAGGTGTCTCAATACCGAAAGCCTCCTCAAGACCTCGAAGGACCTGAGACCAGCGCATCCCCTCGTCACCCTTGAAGGCCTTCCACAAGGCAAAGATGTCCTTGCGTTTACCTCCAAAGCAGGTCCAGCAATAGAGAGCTGAGGGGCTATTAGATCCCTCATCAGGAAATACACGAGCCGATGGATTCCTATCATCGTGGAAAGGACACGGGATCTGCTCTCTATGCTCCGACCCTCCGAATTTGAGTGCCACACCAAAGTGACGCAACACATCGTGGGCTTTCACTTTATCCAGCAAGGTTTCCTTGCGTATAGTGAGCCACTCACGAACAGCAGCACCCGCAACACTGGTATCAGAGTCTAATGTACGAGCTTCGGGTCTTGTTGAAGGTCTTGGCATAGTTACACCTGGAACATTGAATCAGCCCCAATACCCATGACTAGGTTGACATCGTCAACCGAAATTCCTCTTTCATCCGCTCCGTGGAACGAATCAAAGTTGGTGATCCTCTTGGTACCCCAACTGATGTTGGCCTTGAAGGGTTGGAAAGGAGGCCCGTCTCGCCTCTTGAGGCAGTCGAACTGTACCGTTCCTTCCTTCCGAAGGTCGTCATTCAAATAGGTGGTGCTCACCACGTCAGCAGAACGCTCACACTCGTTGGCGTAGCTCAGGGCCCTTAGCTTGTAGCGGCCCTCATTCTTATCAGCAAAGTCCTTGCCATCACGGTTGATCTGGAACAAGACCAGGATAGGGACCTTCTCCCCATGGTTGAAGTGGAGCGCGAGCTTCTTGGTATCTCGAAGAACTGAGTTCAACTCAATGGTGTAGTCCTTGTTCCGCTTCCGACGACGTGGCTCCAACAGCCCACCGTGGTCGATGATCAAGAGGTGGATCGGTTCCTCCTGGTGCCTCAACTCAGCATACTGCTGAACCTCGTCAATAGTGATGTCATCGTCCGGACCCCAGACATCGAACCTACCGTAGGCTTCGTTCTCGTTGAAGTCCTTGATGACGAGCTGATAGAACTCCTCTTCCTCTTTGGTCAGCTTGCCATCCTTGACAGCATCATAGTCAAGAGGTTTGTACCCTTGTGACTTCCAGATACCATTGGAAGAGTGCATCACATAGATCATCTTCCGTACCTGCTCGTACGGCATCTCAAGGGTGATATAGAGGGCACTCTTCTTGTATCGAGTGACGAGATTGTAACACCAATTCAAAGCAAAAGTGGTCTTGAGTTCACCTACGAAGGCGGCATGAACCCACATCTCACCTTTCTTAATACCCTTGACGATTGAGTCGATCCCGTTGATGCCGCAGAACATCCCCCAGACATTGCCCTTGTTGGCCTTGGCATCGAGGTACTCATCCCAGACTTCTTGCCCATCATCCCTGATGTTGCCATCGATTCTGGAGTTGTGTTCATAGACCAGTAGGCGATGAGTGTTGCGCGCGAAGTGCATGACCCCATCTCGAAGTCCTCGCTTGGTCTCTTCTTCAACAATGAGCCCCTTGGTAATGATCTCCTGGGCTTCCTTCAGAATCGTGATAGCCCGGATCTTGTTCTGCTCTTCAAGAGTCTCATGTAGAAGATGAGTGAAGTTAGTTCGGCTGTAAGGAGCCGCTACTTCATGATCTCCAACCCGTTCGATACATTCCTGATCCTTGCGTCCCTCGAAGTGATCGATGATCGTCTGCTTGGAAGGTAGCTCAAGGCGCTGATGGAAGTACTTCCTGAGGAAGTCATAAATACGCTTGTCTGCTGGGTGCGTCCACTCAAGCTTGGATTGGGTTAGCTTCTGGAAGTTTGCCTTCAGATTCTCTTGGGTGATCCCACCGTAGTCAATGACGGACCGGAGTAAGCCTTTCATCAAAAATTACCCCCGTTACGCTTCCCTTTGTACTTCTTTTTCTTGCCGTCATCGGTGAGTAAACCCATGTCTATGTTAGGTGGGGCCGGTGCTTGAATAGCAGGCTCGGGCATTACGAACTTTCTACGCTGTGGTTTCTGGGCTTCTTCAGCATCTAGGCTCATACCCTCTTCTTCAGTGACAGCTAAGTGTGCCCCCTTGACTCCTCGCGGAACCACCTCACGTTCAACTCGCGACTTGATCTCAACAACCGAGAATCTCTGAGAGATCATCTCAGCCACCTCAGCATCATAAGAGAAGTGCCCTGGCCCAAAAATGCTGTTTGGTTCCTCTACAATCCAAATAGGCTTACTAACCCCATGACGTAGGCGAATGGCTTCCTTAAGAATCCCAGGCATAGCCTTGTTTGCCCATCCGAGGAACCCAAGACGAATGATCACTAACTCACGGTCAGCCCCGATAACATCATGGAGACTGTTGTTGGTCTCTATGTCGTCGCGCTTCTTCCGACTACGAGCTGTATAAGACTCCGACCCAACGTACACATCACGCAGGCGAGCATCGGTGATAATCTGGAATTGATACAGCAAACTATGCAGCATCTTGATGGTGAGTACCAATCTTAGATGTGGAGCAAGATCTGACCAGTAACCCTTAATGAACAGATTCTCTGAAGTAAGATCAGCTTTCACCTCCCCAGGGCCACCAACCTCAATCAAAGGAGAGGCGTTTATGGGCGGTGCATCAGCGATCTCAGGAGATAGTCTCTTCCTGATGTTGTTTCGGAAGCTACACACACATTGCTTCTTGTCCGCATCATCACCAACATCTATTTTACCGTCCAGACTCTTGCAAATCGGACAGACAGGAGGATCGGGCATCGTCCGTGGTACTACACCGACGAGGGTTACTTATTCGTAGAGTCCCGCAAAGAGTTGATCAATTCGCGAACGTCATCCTCGTGGCGCTCGAACTTCAGAGCCCCAACGGCCGCCTCGCCAATGACCTGGTCGATCAAACCCTTCTTCTTGCGTAACTTCTGTATCACCTTGTGGTCAATTGTCTCAGTCTTCTTCCCCTGCCCAGGTCTCTTTGCTAGCAAATGAATAGCCAAAACAGATTGATGAGGGGAGCCGATTCGAATCATTCTACCTAGTAATTGAACGTATCTACCCCAAGACCACGGAGTATCGAAGAAGATCATGGCTGCAGCCGCCTGCAGGTTGATCGACTCACTGCCAGCATCTGTGATGAAAATAACCTTTATCTTGCTGTCCGGGTCCTGAAACTTGTCTTGAGCAGCCTTACGGTCACTCGATTTTGTAACAGCCCCAGTGATAGCTACGCTCTTGATCCCTTCTTTGGTCAACATCGCTTGAAGACGAGCCACATGACTCTTGAACCTAGTGTAAACGATGACCTTCTGGTCATCGAACTCTTCTGTCAAGAGCGAGACTAGGGCCGCCTCTTTAGAGCTTCTACCCTCTGAAGCCGTGACAGGCTTCTCAAACTCATCCTCACCGAACTTCACTAGACTGAGAGAGTTGCAAACCTCTTGGATGTAGATCAAGCTGGTCATCTGCTTGGTCTCTTCGTAGTTCTTAACCTCTCCGGTTCCGAGCTCGAAGACACCACTCAGAGCCTCTTGGTACTTACGATCCTCAACAGACGAGAGCTCACAAATGACTTCTCGTGTTGTTAGAGCTGGAAGTTCCTTCGATACTAAGTGCTTCGGGCGCCCATAGAAGAATGGGTCAATGGTGTCCCTAAAGTGGGCTAGGTTCTTGTAACCCACAATGATGGGTATCTTCCCGCCACCCTTGACCCTTTGCATCTCAGTCACACAATACACATTGAGGAAACCAGACTTACTACCGAACGTCTGAGGTCGAATGACTTTATAGATCCCAAAACCCTCAATCAAATGGTTCTGAAGAAGAGTTGCAGTCAAACCCCATACCCTCTTGGCACGGTCAGCCAAGAACTTGCAAGTCTGATGAGTCTTCGTTGTAGGGTTCTTGCATGCCTGAACCTCATCGAGGATCAGAGCCAGCTTGGGGATCTTCATCGTCAAGTCGTCGAGGTAACCTCGACCAGCGATGGCCACGGTTCCCTTCTTGGACCCAGGTGGCGGCTCAGCCTTAGTGATTCCTTGGTCCCAGTCACGAACCACCCCATGATAATTCACCATGAGCACTGCAGGTCCGACATGTTTTGACCAATTACTGTAGGCCTCTTTGCGATGATTCAAGTCTCCAACAGCTTGAAAGGTCTTGACCCCTATCGAGAACTTGTCGAACTCTGATGCCCATTGCCCAATGGAGGACTTGGGACATACTACCATGACCTTGACCTGAGGGTCGCGCTCCCAGATGTAGCAGAGAGCTCCAATGGCCTGCAGAGTCTTCCCAAGCCCAGTCCCATCCCCAAGGACCATCCGATTCATGATCAGGAGATGATAGATCCCCTGAACCTGATAGTATCGGACCTTCAACGGCTCAATGTTCCCATCGAACCCACGGATCTCTGTCCGTAGCATAGGGGTAGGCTTGATCTCGACAGTGGTACTCGCCCTGACTTTCTTCAGGTGCTCATATACCTTCTCGTACTGCTCTTTGACCGCCGCGGACTCTTTGGGCATCGGTACTACTACACCGACTGTGATTGAGCTTGGCGTTCAATCCTAGCAACCCTTTTAGCAGCAACTACCTTTGCTATGTGCTCAGGGGACTTTGGTAGTCCTTTCTGAGCAGCACTCATATTAGCTATACGTTCTGGGGTCAATGGTACTCCACGTCTCTTCGCACCATTGACCCTGTTCGCCTCTGCCAACTTAGCACGATGCCCAGGAGACAAGGGTCGGCCCTTTGTAGCTAGGCTGAGTTTGATCTTGTGTTCTTCGGATAGAACTCTGCCTGGGGGTTTTGTTTTACCCTTCAAAGCAGCACTCACCTTAGCTCGGTGCTCCAATGTTAATGGGACCCCGCGTTGAGTTGCAGCACGTGACTTATTTGCCTCTGCTAACTTAGCTCGATGCTCTGGAGTATGCGGCTTCCCCTTACGAGCTAGACTCAACTTCTTCCGGTGGTCTTCAGACAAGATCCTACCCCGATGAGAGGCCGCGGACTTAGCTACAGATTCTGGGCTTTTAGATCGACCTATGTGAGCAGCAGAGATCTTTTCCTTTGTGGCTTCAGATAGATGTTGTCCTCGCTTAGCGTCAGCTACTTTCTTGCGGGCCTCAGGGGAATGTAACTTTGCTATCACCTCTGGAGGTCTTGGTACCCCTTTATGTATCTTAGATTGCTTACGCCGAGTCTCTTCAGAAGCTATCTTCCCTCCCATACCACCAGATTCAAGGTTGTAACCCATATCTGGATTATTAGATTGTAGTCTCGAGATCCAATCAACCTCTCCCAGGTAAGCTTCTTCCTCACTTTGATAAGAGGCCAGCACCGTAAAGGTGAAGTTTTCTACACCATACTTTCTAATTGCTCGACTGATAAGGGATACCCAGCCCCGTTTACGGGTACACCTATGGTGCTTCCATCGACTCTTCAAGTCTGTAGTCTTACCAACATACACCTTCCTGTTGAGGTTATTGGTAATGGAGTACACAAAAGCTTCAGTCATTACCAAAGAGCGAATCCCACTCCGACACTAGGATTATGCTTCAGAGTCCACCACGAAAAGGCGTACCCACCATATAAGGTAATATTTCTGAATAGATCCAATCCAACACCAGCTCCAATAGATCTGAACCCGGTAGCGACGTTGAGGTTAACCGCCTTGTAGTAGAGGAAGTCCCACAAGACACCTATGTCCACACCGTCTACGGCCTTGGTACTCGAGAACCCATCAACGAATAGGTAGCTACCAGCGAACTTAGGTCTGAACCTGAAGCCCCAGACTGGTGGCTCATTCTTGGCGACGGTCAACAACACCTTCCCAGTGGCAGTCACGTCGTACCCGCACCAGGTCACCTTCACAGTGTAGGGCTTGGGTTCGTCCCCGGAGTAGTAAACTCGACCTTCTTTGTCAACGACAACCGTGACGGGGTCCAGTTGGAGGGTGGGTTGCGTCTTCTGCAAGCATTGCTTCTCTTGGAGTACTGCAATGAAGTTCTCCATGTCCTTCTTGGAGACACAAGTGTCATCCTCAACGCAACTTACCTGAGCCCAAGCAAGGGTGGGCCAAAGAAGTATTGTCAGAGCAAGCAGGAGGCGTTTCATGGTCACCTCTACACCGGATATATTAGATCAAACTTGGCTTCTTCTTTTTGGTAAGCCAGTTGTCGATCTGCCTCAGAACGTTAGCGATAGGCGGGTACGTTGCATGGAAGTGTTTCTGAAGAGAGGCCTTCATAACCCCCAAAGCCTCTGCATCATCCCGCTTCAAGTATTGAGCAACGTCACGCTCAACTTTCTCCGAAGCCTCAAACATTAACCCCAGGCGATAGATGTTCCCACGCCCACCGTGCACCTGTTCTCTCTTCATCTCCTTTTGGTCCTGTTGCGTCAACTTACTGGTAAGGACTTGCAGGAACATCTCGACAGTCGCATTGGGTAGTGCAGCCTGCACTACCCTAGAGGCTACGCGAGCGGCGATGAGTTGGTCGAGGGGTTTCAGGATCGGGTCCATGTTACTTACGATATTTGGTAAGTAGATCATCGACAGTCTGAGCTGAAACCCCAGAGCTGTCCTTAACCGTGACAGCTACGACATTTGGTTGAACTACAATGACCTGATCAACCTGTTTACTAGTTACACCAGTTGGAAGTGGGACCACTGTCGGCTTGTCGTCTCCGGGAGCTGTGAACACCACTTGGGTCGGGTCCGAAAAGAGCCCCGGAGGCTGGATAGGTACCACCACCGCCTGAGTATCCCCCGTCGGGTCTGGGGAGCCCTGAGGAATAAATTTTCCGTCGGGTCCAACACGCTTCGGGTCAATGGTGTTGGCTGTCTCTACCGTTGGCCCCCCGGGATTAGTCCCACCCTTCTTTCCGAGCAGCTTCCCAAGGAGCCCTCCAATCTGAAGTTCTTTGAACCCCATTGTAACAAGGAGGGCAGCAACCACAATAACAACTAGAGCTGCGAGTGGACCCAAAACTTTTGGACTGAGCTTCTTGATGAATGACCAGATCCCAGAGAAGAAACCGTTGAAGGACTTCCAGAATCGCGCTCCGAAGGACTCAGTAACTGGTTCAGTCATAATTAGGCAGCCTTTGGTGGCTCGGACTTGGGTGGCTCAGCCTTAGGTGGGGCAGGGGGGTCTGGACTTTCGACGCCCGAGGCCTTTAGTGCAGGAGGCTCATCAGCCTCACCCACCGAAACATCGGTTTTGCTTTTCAACCATCCTCGAATTCGATTGTAGATGAAGGCTGAGAACAAACCACAGATACACCCATACAGGAATCTAGCAAGTTTTGTCTTGATTGCGAAGTCTGGCCAGACAAACGTCTTAGCCGCGAAGCTCAACCCACCACCGATCAGAATCGGAAGGATTGGAACTATGATCTCATCCCAAACCCTACTGGGTACGGATACCTTTTTAGCATCACCTTGCTGGATGAGGATACTCCACGTGCCCTCAATTATCCTGCGAATCAGGTAGGTTACAACGTAGATCGCCAGACAGAGATAAATCGTCTGGACGTTGAAAATGCTGCTGGCTAGGCTATTGATATCCATCTTTTCTGGTTCCTAATCTAGAGGTATACAAAACCCCTAGATAAGTGAAAAAGTTACCCACAAGTACTACGAGGTGAGATACTCAGAAAAGATGAGGGGATTTGGGTTTCTTGTTGAGAACCTGGCCACTCAGACGTAATACTGTACGAGGCATAAAATGTCCAAGTTCCAGACCCTAATTGCGCTAACTATTGTATTTACCGCTTGCGGAAGCAACTCTGACGTAACCCCAGCTTCGATGAGCACGATGGAGAGCACGGGTGGATCAGCGACTATGGTCACAACTACAGTAGTAGGGTCAACCGGAGGGTCCTCTTCCGAGTCTACCAGTGGCTCAACATCTAACGTCGCTGGTACCTCAGCGGTCATTGACGAGACGGGTGGGAACCAAGGCCAGGCTACCGGAGGGAGCGCCCCCCAAAGTACAGCCTCAACAGGCGGGTCCAGTTCGATGAGCACCACAACCCTGAAAGGTACTGGTGGAAGTATCTTGAGTACTGGGGGCTCCAAGACGACCGGTGGAAGTAAAGCAACAGGCGGAAGTAAGGCCACCGGTGGAAGTTCAACTCAGGCCACTGGTGGCTCAACCCTAGGTACCGGCGGAAGTAAGGCCACCGGTGGAAGTTCAACTCAGGCCACTGGTGGCTCAACCCTAGGTACCGGCGGATCATCTTCTACTGGCGGTAGCTCAACTCAGGCGACCGGTGGATCACCTTCTACGGGTGGCTCAACCCTAGGTACCGGCGGGTCACCTTCTACTGGCGGTAGTTCAACTCAGACTACCGGTGGATCACCTTCTACGGGTGGTAGCTCTGCACAATCAACCGGTGGCTCAACTCCTACTGCTCAGACACTCTACCAAGGCGTCTCGGTTCCTGTCCTGACCTACCCTGGGTCAGAGAACATTGGGATCATCCGTACCGATAGCACGAGCATCTACTGGTCAACTTTCAGAACCAGTGACAACAGAGGAACCGTATACTCAAGTTCTATCCGCACGATGCCCAAGACTGGCGGGAACCCAATCACGATCGTGACAGCCCCTTCAGGTTCCGAAGTAGGTGACCTAGTTGTCAATGGTGGGTACATCTACTGGATGGAGTGGGTCCAAAGCACTGGTCAAGTCAAGATCAACAAGGCTCTTGTAAATGGAACCTCAGCTACCACGCTGACGACGGTTGCCTCACCTTACACGGGATCAACCAGGCCGATTCTTCTTACCCTGCGAACTGACGGAACCTATCTATTCTGGGTCGGAACCCCTGTGATTCAATATGACACCAATGGGTACGCAAGCGACACGTTTACCAGAATCGACATGATTTCGGTCAATGGTGGAGCGGTCAAAACCCTCGCTACCGTAACCGGAGGTTCGACTTGGAATGTCACTCTGGGCGGAGACACCAGCGTTATCTGCTACACGATGATCGTAGCTGGGGTGTATATCCCGAACAATAATGGCTGGTTGGCGGATGCGAGACCTTTTATTCAGTGCTCTAGCCCATCCAATCAATCGATAGCTGGGGGAAACCTCCAAAGCTTCACTGATCCGGTTAGTAGTTATGTATCAAGTTTTTACACCACTTACGCCGCAGGTAACATCTACTTCCCAAATCAATATGGGATTGCAAATCAATCGTACTGTAGTAACTGTAGTTTTCCATACACTTTTCTAACGTCAGCAACGGCTCAGGGTGCATACGGCTGGTATCTAGAGAGCGATGCCACAGACCTGTTCTACGTATCCCAGCAGAATATTCACCAGGTCAACACAACGACTAAGGTTGACCAGCCCCTAACCAGTGGGACCTCAATCAACAGCATGACCTCCGACGGGTCGACCTTGTTTTGGGTCGATGGAGTCAAGATCTACAGCATGCCCAAGCTGTAATCCAACCGAGTGTAGACAGAAGGGTTCACCGGCTACACGCCAGTGAACCCTTTGATCTTAGGGCCTTGTGTGCTTCGAGAACAACCACTTGCCACTGGTGCTTATTGCTGAAACAGCAATACCCGTAACACCGTCACTACTTGCGGCTTCTGGCCTGATTTCAACAGTGCCAGTTGTTGTTGGACCTGCTGTATAAGAGAACGGAATTGTAACAACAGTATCTATAGCGGCGTTCATACTAAAGCTGAACTGGTAGACATCAAGAGTAGCACCGTCCTTGACTATCAGGTAGATAGTCCCAACGTTACCAGCAGATGCAGCTGCTACAACATGAAAACAAGCTGAACCTTCAATAATATCTCCATCCACAACCCCAGTGAAGGTTGGAAAGCTTGCCATTAGAGCAGTAGGAGACGCTGCGGTTACTGGGCTCGCGGTGAATGCACTAGTGTCAACAATTCGAAGGACAGTTCCGTTTAGAGTACTAACACCTCTGCCAGCAGCGTTTACCTTAAGGTCACCGAACCCGTTGACATACACAACATTGCTAATACCCCCTGGAGGCGTCGGAGGGTCATTAGTGCAGTTATCAAGTCCCAAACCGCTGTTAGTACCTGTCAGCTCAGTTTGTCTGATAGCCAAACCAAGTTCATCGAATACTGCTCGTGGGTAACCGTGAGTACCAAGTCTAATCTCAATACCCCCATTAGTACCACCACTAGGACCATGAGCGCCCGAGGTTAGGATGATGGCTCCACCGTTGTGAGATGAACCACCAGTCTGATCACCTTTTTGTGCTTGAATCTTAAGGTCGACGCCATCCTGACTGGCGAGTGCGTCCTTCTGAAAAATAATAGGAGCACCAACTGAGGGG